GTTTGTCTCTTTTCGTTAGCAGGGGAGCGCGCGGGCGACGGTGAGCGAATAGAGCAGCGCGGCGACGTCGGCGCCGCCGATCTGTACGACGTCGAGGCGGCCGGTACGGCCGGCGATCGGGTTACCGAGCTCGGTCGCCGAGATCGTGTCGAACCGATCGTGCGCGTCGTACAGCGCGGCGTACTCGGCGGCGTGCGATTGAGGCGCTATGGCGGCGACGAGGCGAAAGATCACCACACCACCGTTGAGGCGATCGGATCCGGTGAACGACGATTCATACTCGGGCCACACGGCCGGGAGCGCCGTCGCCTCGGGCGGCCCGGGCCACACGGCGAACGATGAGGCGGCGAATAGGCGATCGAGCGCGGCGACGATCGCGGCGAACGCCTCGGCGACAGTCATGCGATCGGCCACCGTTCCCGAGGGATCGCCGAGTCGAGCAGCGTTGCCACCGGCGAGGCCGGATCGAGCGCCAGGCGGCCGACGAAATCGACGATCTGGAAATATCCGCCCGGTGTCGCCGGGCGCCGCCACAGATCGGCGGCGATCGTCAACGCGGCCTCGGTGAGCGCCGACGGCCACGGCGGTTCGATCAGGTGCGCGGCCACGGTGAGTTTTCCGTAGTAGCGATCGACGACGGCCGACACGGCGTCGGTGACGGCGACGAGCCGCGGATCGTCCTCGGGCACGCCGAGTAGCCGAGCGAGCTCGGCCACCTCGACGTACGGCGCCCTCGGATCCGGTGGAACCGTCACCGGTTACGACTTGTCGCCTCGGGCCGCGGTTGCCGAGGCCTTGACCACGCCGGTGGCGATCGTGATCCCCGTCGTGCCCATGCCCCATATCGCCGCGTCGGTGCCGAGCTTGCCGACGTCCTCGGACGTGACCAAAAACGGCCCGTCCTCAAACCACCGGGCCGCCTGGTCATTCGATACGACGAGGTTCCCGGCGGCCATACCGGGCGCCTCGACGATCTCTAGGCCCGAGACGTTGATCTTCAGCGTCGAGGCGGCGGCGGTGCCGGGCACGTTCTGCGTGCCGTACATCGGCGGCTGTAGCCACGGCGCGGCGCCGAGCTTGCCGTACACGTCCGACGACACGAGCACGGCCGAGGCCGGTAGCCCGGTGGCCTTCTTGACCTTCGCCGAGGCCGAGAATAGAAACGCCTTGAACTTTGCGCCGTCGGTGTCGGTTGCCGAGGGGTCGTAGACAACGGTGGCGCCGGCGCCGGCGAGCAAGGCGGCGTCGAAAACCATCTCGGTGATGAGCCCGTACGACGTCTGCAAAAGGCGGTTGTACGCGGCCATGTACGACGGGCTCGATCGCCGTTGCAGCTGATACGACACGTCGGATCCGCCGGCGTACGTTTTCAACGTCGCCTGGCCGCGCTTGAAGCTCACCTTTACCGACACGATGTCGGTTTTCTCGGCGGCCTGCTCGCCGACGAGCGTGGTCAGATCACCGTCGTAGTACGGCCAGTAGATATCGAGGCCCGAGTCGCCGGCCGAGGCCGGGCCGCCCATTGCCGTGATCCCGGGCCGGCCCGAGTCGACGACACCGAAAACCGTGGAGAGCCACGTCGGCGGGAGCACGCCCGGGTTATCCGGTGTGATCTGATCGACGAGCGCCCGAGCGATCTCACGGTGCAGCGCGTAGGCCTGCTGAAACTCGCGGGCGATCGTGGCCTGCTCGGCCGGTGGCGCCGTGCGAGCCGCGATCAACATCTCGACCGCGGAACCGAACCGGGCCAGCGGGTGAACCGCCGGCGCCCGGCCGCCACGCTGCAGACCCATACGGGCCACCTCGGTTCGCACGAGCTCGGCGACCGCGGCACGTCCTACGGTCTCGGTTTGATCGGTTGTGTCGGTTGCGGTCACGTCGTCGTTCTCCTTGTCGGGATCTTCTGTTTCTTCTTCTTCGTCGTCCGTTGCCGGATCGGGATCGGTTACCTCGGGATCCGGCGCCGCCCGTACCGCGGTGACGAGCGCGCCCGGGTAGGCCGGGCTTTGTGGCGGAAGGATCGTGGCGAGGCCGGTGAGCACCGCCGGCCGATCGGCGGTGCGGATCACGCGGCCGTCACCGTCGGGCGCGGCGGCGTCGACGTCGGCCTCGATCGACATAGCCACGCGCACGCCGAGCGTGGCGAGCTCGTGAATACGGCGGCCCTCGTCGGTGCCGAGGTGCACGGTGCCGGTGAGCCCGGCCGGGCCCGAGGTGATATCTCGGGCGATCCCGACGAGCGGGCCCCGCTCGAGGCCCCGAGGCGTGTGCACATGCATCCCGTACACCGGTACCGATCCGTCGGGCGCGACGAGCGAGCCCGGTTGCCACGATTCGCGGTACACCGAGCGGCCGTCGTCGGTGACCTCGCGCTCGTCATTCCACGGGATAAGCAGCGCGTCCAGTTGTCCGGATCCGGCGGCGCCGGCGGCGACCGGTTGTGACTCGCGGGCAATGGTGACTCGGGCGATCGTGGTCATGCGGTTTGTCTCCTCGGTAGGGATCTCACGGCGAACGCGCCGGCGGTGGCGTCACCGGGCGCCGGGCTCGGGAACCGCGCCGGATCGGCGGCCTGCATCGGCGGGAGCTTCGCGGTTTTCAATCTCACCTCGTCGACGGTTAGCCACGGTTGCCCGGCGAGCGCCTGCGTGTAATACACGCCCTGTGTCGCCATATCCGGCGTCGTCAGCGTTTGGGTGTCGAACGAGGCCGAGGTGCCGTGCCAGAGCAGATCCGTAAACGCGCCTTCGATCCGCACGAGGTACGGCCCGAGGCCGATCGCGCGCCATTTCGTGAATTCGCCTTCGGTCGTCGAGTAGGTCAGCGAGTCACCGCCGGCCACGTTCACAATGCTCGGCATCACACCGAAGGTGCGCGCGATCTCTTGATTCGCCCACGACATTGACTCGACGAGCTGGCTATCGACGGCGTTGGATCCGACGGGCGCGATCGTGGCGCCGTTGTCGATCACCGTCGGCTCGTGCCGGCGGCCCCATTGCTGCAGTAGTTGATCTTTCAGCTTTTTGGCGTCGTCGGGATCGAGGCGCCGGGCGATCATTAGCGCGATCGACGGGAAACCGGCCTCCCAGAACGAACCGGCCATGTCGTACAGCGCGGCGAGGTATTCCATCGCGCGCCAACAATCCTTTGACGGTGGCTCGCCGGCCGAGCCCGCGTAGGGCACCTGATACGGGATCCAGATCACCGAGTCGGGATCCGGTCCGATCCCGAACCGTTCGCCGGCGATCGACACCTCGACGATCCGCCCGTCGATATCGAACGTGGCGGCGCCACGGGCGCCGTCGATCACCGTCGCCGCGGTCGGCCAACCGTCGGCGGCCCACGCGATCGGCTTTAGCCAGGCGTGCCCGGCCTTCGTCAAGTTGTCGACCAGGCGCGCTTTTGTGAGCCACGCCGGTTCCAGCGGATCCGGCCGGATCGTGATCTGCGGTTGAATCGCCCGCGGTTGCCCGTTCGTCATCGCCGTTATCGGTAGCTGAGCGATCGTGTCGGCGAGCACACGGCGGCAGGCGACGACGATCGGGAGCTCCCACGGCGTCAGATCCCCGCCCGAGTAGCTCGCCGCGGTGACGTCGGCGAGGATCTCCAGTATCCGCGCCTCGCTCCTGGCGATCTTGCGCCGGTTCCCCACGCCGATCGACACTCGCAGTAACTACCGATCGGGTCAATCTGGCCGGGATCACCGGCTGTGTGCCCGTTTGCGGGCCTCTAAGGCCTCGGGATGGGTGCTAGGTGCGGGCAAACCGGCCTCGGCGAGCCCGTAGCCTCCCGATCGGGCGCCGCCGAGGCCTCGGGCCGAGGTTAGTGAACCGTCGGCGCCTCGGCCGGCGCCTCGGGCACCGGCGGCCCGTCGAGCGGCGGGATCGCGGCGTAGGCGTTGAGCACGCCGCGCACGATCACGAGATCCTCGACGATCGAGGCGCGGTTAGTTCGGCACCACTCGACGAAACACGCGAGCGCCTCGTCGGTGATCTCGGCGACTCGTGGCGATCGGCGGCGGCGCACACCGGCGAACCTAGTGCACCGTCGGCGCCGTGCGGTTCTGATCGCTCCAGACCCATCGAGCGATTGAGGCGGCGAGCCACGGGAGCGCCTCGGGTTGCCGGCGATCCCATAGCCACGCGCCGAGCGCGCCTCGACGTCGAGCTCGGGCGGCCGCCTCGGCGAGCACGGGATCGTCGCGGTGTACGACGAGGCCGGCGAGTACGGCGTCGTACATTGCGCCGGCGCCGGCCGTCACCGCCCGGGTTTGCAACGGGAGACAATTCGCGGCGAGATCGAGCAGATCCGGCGCGAGCGAGGCCACCGGGCCCGCGGCATCCCACACGACGGCGGCGGCGTGGTGCCGTCGAGCGAGCTCGCCGACACGAGGTACGACCCACGGCCCGTGCGCCCGGTCCTCGATCACCTCGACGACACCGGCGCCGCCTCGGCCGCCGGCGGCGACGATCACGAACCGATCTCGATCGAGACTCAGCTCTAGCCCGAGCACGATCGGATCGGCGAGCTCGGCGTCGTCGACGATCGAGGCCTGCCAGGCGTCGACGAGCTCGGTATCGACGAGCGCCTCGGGCCACACGCCGAGGTACTCGGCGGCGAACCGATCCGGCG